CTGAAACGGTAGCGGAAGAAGTTGAGCAGATTGATGAAGGTGGCAAAGAGAACAGAGAGAAAGCTCGGAAAGCGCAATATGATCTTGGACTCAAGGGCGGTATGCCTGGAAGAAAAGATGTTACAGGTCGCACTTATATCGGAAGAAGAATGCAGAAAGATGAACCGACCAAACCAAGAGGTAGTTTTAAGGCGCTATCAAAAGAAGAAGTCGAGCAGATACACGAAGTTTCTCCTCCCGGCAGAGAGGAGCAAGTAAAAGCTCTCAAGAAGACTGGCGTCAAGAATCCTTGGGCAGTTGCTTGGGCATCATACAACAAGAGCAAAAAGAAGTAAACTGTGAAGAAGTTTTCTGACATCAGAAAGCAGCCCTCTGTCGTACAAGAAGAGGTTTTGGAAGAATCACACGACCTTCCAATTACTATTCTTCTTGTTCGCAAGGGCATTCGCATATTTCCTACGGGAGATAGGGTTGCTCTTTACACCAACTCAAAGCTGGGAGTAGATGTCTCAATTCCATATGGCGAGCGTTTGCACAATCCGATGAAAGGATATGGCAAACTGACGAAATCTCTTGAAGAGGATTATGTTGAAGAAGACTATTCAATGATAAGAAGATTAGAAGCAATTGCAAATGGACAAAAAGAGCAACAAATTCCGACAGCGAGTGGTGCTAGTCTGACAGTTCATCCTGTTACAGCTAAATATATTCTGTCATTACATTCAGTGCTTACACCAGAAAATCAAAAGCTGGTTAAATCGTTGTTAAATGGGAACCCAAAAGATTTCGCGAAGATAGCAAAATTCGCACAAGATACAGCACCAACTATAGGAAGCTAAAATGATTACGCAACCGAACGTAATAGGATCAAGAGTAATTTACGATAGTGGAGAAAAAACTATCGTAGAATTTGGAGCATACTATACAGCCGCATGCACTGCTGCGAACACTGTTGTGGTTGATCCAAAATCTTTAAAGTTTGCAAACACTCAGCAGTATTGTGGAGTGACCGTCGATAAAATCGAATATCACTCAAATATGAGAGGAATCGCTGCTCTTCAATGGGAAGGTTCAACAAATACAACTTTCTTCATCGCCGGTCTTGGATCTGGAACGATGCCTCTTGGCGTCACAAATAACGCAACTGCTCCAACTGGAAACATTAAAGTTCAGATTATCAATGCAGCCCAAAACGATTCATTCTCTGTAACTCTCACTTTACTTAAAGCTCAAGGATTTGCAAACGCCATGGCATGGTTCGGAACAGGAGATCCCTGAGAATGTTAACATTCTCGCAGTTTCTTTCTGAAGCCGGACCACGAATTAAAATCGTAAAAGTACGAATTCGTGGTGGGAAAGTTCAGAGAAGAAAGAAAGTATCCAATGTAAAAGGATACAAACTAAAAGGAACAAGGCTCGTGCGTATGAGCACGCAAGAGCGTATGCATAGAAAGATGGCAGCAAGAAAAGCCAAAGTGAAAAGAAGAGCGAAGATGGCTCGTGCTATTATGAAAAGAAAAAGAACAATGATGCGTCGCCACTCAATGGGACTATAAACCAAGGGAAAGTAATATGAAACTAATCTCAGAAGTAAACGAGTCTGTAAAGTATCTGGTAGAAGCTGCCGAGAACGGCAGTAAGAACTACTATATTCAAGGCATATTCTTGCAGACTGAAAAATATAATCGCAATCAGCGCCTCTATCCAATGCCTGTGATGGAAAGGGAAGTTGAGAGATATACGAAAGATTACATCAATACAAAGCGTGCGTTCGGTGAGCTTGGTCATCCAGATACTCCATCCATTAATTTGGACAGAGTTTCACACATGATCACTGACCTACATAGAGAAGGCAATGATTTCGTAGGCAAAGCCAAAGTAATGGATACGCCATACGGAAGAATCGTAAAGAATTTTATGGACGAAGGAGCATCGCTCGGCGTTTCGTCTAGAGGTCTGGGGTCTCTCGTTCCTACAAAGGAAGGGAGAAATATCGTCCAGGATGACTATCATCTTGCTACAGCGGCAGATATAGTGGCGGATCCTTCTGCTCATGATGCTTGGGTTCAAGCAGTATATGAGAACAAAGAATGGATTTGGGATAATGGCATAATTCGTGAAGCAGAAATTGCAAGCATGAAAAAAGAGTTACTGAAAGCCTCTAAAAAGGATCTTGAAGCAACTCAATTACGCCTGTTCGAGAAGTTTCTGAAAAAACTTTGAGAAAAAACTTTTTTTATAAATAAACAGTATATACCATAGGAGTATTCCAATGACAGTACGTTCCCTATCAGAAGCTGCCGCTGACGTTCTTGCAAGATCGCAATCCAGCGCAGACAAAGAGCCAATGCATACGCTTGGTGGTGCTGAGGTCCAAGACCTCGGCGGTTCAACAATTGAGAAGCCAGAAGGCAACGACGTCGGTCGTCAGGCTGCTGCGAAAATCTCGCAAGCTGCCAAGCCTGGTCCGGCTCCTAAGCTGGGCGCAATGCCGATGCCGAAAGTCGCTGGCGCTGTTGCCGAAGAAGCTCAAGAAGACGAAGAAGATTACATCGACGAAGATGAAGAAGATGTAATTGAAGAGCAAGAGGAAATGACTCTTGACGAGAAGCGCGCAATGATTCGCGCCAAAATGCAGGAAATGTCTTGCAAAGAAGACGTTGATGCAATGTTCTCTGGTCAGGATCTTTCTGAAGAGTTCATCGACGGTCTTCGCGGTCTGTTCGTTGAGCACAACATCAACATCCCCGACGAGCAAGTTGAAGTTGTAGAAGCCATGGCAGAAGAAATGGCTGAACTTCAGGAAGAGCTGAACAAGGCACTCAATCTGAACGTTGAGCTTGTAGCTGCCATCAACGAAGCAACCAAAGAATCAATCATATCTTCTGTTTGCGAAGGTCTCACCGCCACGCAAGCCGAGAAAGTAAAAGCTCTCGCAGAGGGAGTGGAGTTCACCACAGAGGGTGAATATCAGGAGAAGGTAGCTCTTATCAAAGAGTCATACTTCGATAACAAGGTGAAACAACCAAATGTTCAATCCTCAGTAGCAGTAAAGGAAGTGCTGGCGGAGCAAACATCAGACTACTCGGAGTCAACGACTTCGCCTCTGATGGAAAGATACGTCTCAGCAATTTCTAGAACTCTGAACAAATAATTTAGGAGATTTATATGTATCTTTCTGAAAACTTAGAAAAGAAGTGGGCACCAGTCCTGGATCACCAGGAACTTGGCGCTGTCACTGATCCGTACAAGCGTTCCGTAACAGCAATCATTCTTGAGAACCAAGAGCAGGCGCTGATCAAGGAAGGCTCGATCCTCAACGAAACCTCACCGGCTAACATCACTGGCTATACTGGCTCCGGTACTGGAACGTCAGCTGCTGGCGGTCCTGCTGCAGGTTTTGATCCGATCCTGATTTCTCTGGTTCGTCGTTCAATGCCCAACCTGATGGCGTATGATGTCTGCGGCGTTCAGCCGATGACTGGTCCGACAGGTCTGATCTTCGCAATGCGTTCGAAGTATGCAAATAACACGCAGCTGTTCGGCGAAGCTCTGTACAACGAAGCTAACACTCAGTGGTCTGGTACTGGCACGCATACTCCGTTCGGTCTGAAGGCTGGTCAGGGTGAGACTCAAGCTAACACCGTAAACCCTGCTAACACTTCAATCTCTGCTGCCTTCGGTCTGGCAGATATCGGTGTTGGTTTTGCTACGGCGACTGGTGAAGATCTCGGCGGCACGACTGCTATGGGCGCTATGGGCTTCACCATCGAGAAAGTAACCGTAACTGCCAAGACTCGCGCTCTGAAGGCTGAGTACACGATGGAACTGGCTCAGGACCTCAAGGCTGTTCATGGTCTTGACGCTGAGACGGAACTGTCGAACATCCTTTCGACAGAAATCCTTGCTGAAATCAACCGCGAAGTAATTCGTACGATCTATGCTACGGCTGTGATCGGCGCAAGAACTTCTAACACGGCTGGTGTATTCAGTCTGTCGACCGCGAGCGGCGATACCGACGGTCGTTGGCAGGTTGAGAAGTACAAGGGTCTGATCTATCAAATCGAGCGTGAAGCCAACAAGATTGCCAAAGACACACGTCGTGGCAAGGGCAACATAATCATCTGCTCGACCGACGTTGCTTCGGCTCTGGCTATGTCCGGTCTTCTGGACTATGCTGGCGGTCTGGTAGGTAAGACTGATGGAATGACTGTTGATGATACTGGCAGCACCTTCTGCGGTACGCTCTTCGGTCGCATCAAAGTATATGCTGATCCGTACTCGCTGACTTCAGCTACTTCTGCGATTTCTAACGATTTCGTTGTAGTTGGATACAAGGGTTCAATCGCGTATGACTCGGGTCTGTTCTACTGCCCGTATGTTCCGCTCCAAATGGTTCGTGCAATCGATCCTAACACCTTCCAGCCGAAGATCGGCTTCAAGACTCGTTACGGAATGGTTGCCAACCCGTTTGCTGGTGGTGCGAGCGCTGACCTCGGTGCTCTGAACAACAACAGCAACATCTACTATCGCAAGTTCATGATCACGAACCTGAAGTGATAGTCAAATAACAATAACTATAAAACGTTGTTGTATTGGGGAGCCGCAATGGCTCCCCATTTTTTTGCATATAAATACTGAGTGACCACCGGAAGAAGCATATGAGCTGCAACGAAGATCTAAACAAAAATCTACTTCAAGGTTCCAAGTTCAGGCTGAACTTCGATCGTCTTCCTGATGTTTCGTTTTTTTGTACTGAAGTCAATATCCCTGGATTGTCTCTTACTGAAAATACAAGAACAACACCATTCATAGACTATACTGTTGCTGGAGATAAGATATCGTATACTCCGCTTGAAATTACTTTTTTATTGAATGAAAATCTTTCTCCTTGGAGAGAAGTTCATGATTGGATGAGGGGATTGGGCTTTCCAACAGATTTTGCTGAGTATAGAAATCTTGCTGCTCTAAAAGCGGCGAAAGCCAAATTTGCAAGTATTGGCGAAGCGCCGCAATACTCAGATGGAAGATTGACGATTTATACGAACAAGAACAATCCTGCATTTACAATGGCGTTCAAGGATTTATATCCTGTTGAGATATCTTCCATTCAATTTGCTTCGAAGATGAGTGCAGAAGAAGTTATAACAGGTACAGCTAAGTTTGCATTTGTTCATTATGACTTTGTTTAAACCTTAAACCCGACAGTATGATTATACCGAACTGTAGCATGATTGTAAACTTGTTTTTTTACTTGGTAATTTATCTTTTCATACTTTACTTCTGTAGAAAATCGAATTATAATTGATTCTGATTAATAATGGATTTTGTTATGCAACCAGCCTCGCTTGAAACTTTAGTACACATGTGGGATAAAGACGCCAACGTCAACATGACGGATCCTGGCGCAGAACTCATTCGCATCCCCGTAATTCACGCCAAGTATGTTAGGCAGTTATCCGCACACTCACTTTCTTCGAAGAAGTGGGGAATGGAAATAAGCAAGATGCGTAAACTCAAGTGGGAATATTACAACGGCAGGCTAGACGACGAAGAACTCAAGAAGTATGGTTGGCAACCATTCAAGTTTCTGTTGAAATCAGACATATCCGTATACATCGATGCCGACGATGACCTGTTGAAACTTCAAGCCAAGAAGTCTGTCCATGATGAGGCAGTTCAGTTTTGTAATGCTGTGTTGAAAGAACTCAACAACCGCACTTGGCAGTTGAAAGAGTATATGTCCTGGGAGAAGTTCATACAAGGACAACATTGATGGCATATGATATAACAATAACAAAACACAATGAAGCATTTGTAAAGATAAACTGCGAACCTGCTATTCTCGAAGAACTGGCTGAGTTCTTCACTTTCTATGCTGATGATTACAAGTTCTCTCCCATGTACAAACGAAAGATATGGGATGGAAAGATTCGCCTTCTAAACAAGAAGACAATGCAGCTGCCACACGGTCTTTCGTTTTATGTGTGCAAAATCGCTAGAGACAAGGGATACACTTGTCTAAACCAAACCAATAAAGAAACCAACTTTACATTAAAAGATGCTGAGTTTTTTGCTGATTCGCTCAAGTTACCAATGGAGCCGAGAGATTATCAGCTGGCTGCATTTGCCACTGCCATTCGCTCTAACAGAAGGCTGATACTTTCTCCAACCGCATCAGGTAAATCTCTTGTAGCATATTTGATTGTGCGGTTTCTATTACAGTTTGAATGTAAGCAAGGCATTCTGATTGTTCCTACTATATCGCTTGTTGAGCAAATGTATGGTGACTTTGGGGATTATTCTAAAAACAACAAGTGGAATGTGGAAACCAACTGCCAGAAAGTTTATGCTGGGTTCGATAAGAAAATAAGCAATCCTCTCGCAATTTCAACTTGGCAGAGCCTGCAAGATTTTCCTTCAAAGTATTTCTCTCCGTTTGATTTTGTAATAGGTGACGAAGCTCACACGTTCAAGGCGAAGTCGCTTTCTTACATCATGAACAACATGAACAACGCAAGATTTCGTGTTGGTATGACTGGAACTGTAAAAGATACGCAAGTGAATCTTCTTTCAATAGAAGGTCACTTCGGACCAACATACAAGGCTATTTCAACCAAGGAGCTGATGGACAGAGGGCAGATTGCGCAGCTTCAAATAAAATGTCTTGTTATATCACATCCGGAACATGCTAGAACGAAAGCATTCAATATGGACTATCAGCAGGAAGTTGATTTCATTGTGAGTAATACTGCACGAAATGAGTATGTCAGAGATCTTGCGTTGTCGATGGAAAAGAACACGCTGGTTCTATTCAATTATGTTGAAAAACATGGACAGATCATACACGATTTGATACAAGAAAAAGCTCAAGGAAGAAAAGTCTTTTTCGTTCATGGCGGTGTTGATGCTGACGACAGAGAAACAATAAGACACTTGACTGAGAGCGAGAATGACGCTATAATTGTTGCAAGTCTTGGAACCTTTTCAACTGGCGTTAACATCAAGAACCTACATAACGTGATCTTCGCTCATATCGGTAAGTCGAAGATTAAAATTCTCCAGTCAATTGGAAGAGGGTTGCGCCTGAGTGAGAATAAAACTAATGCAGTCATATATGACTTGGTTGATGACCTGAGGCACAAGGAAAGAATTAACTTTAGCATGAGACATTATGTTGAACGAGTTAAAATTTACAATGAAGAAAAGTTCAAAATATCAAATAGTAAAGTGGAGTTGAGTTATGCCGAGTGATATTAAACCATATGTTCTTTATATGAAATTCAAGGGAGGCGACGAAGTAATTTCTGAAGCGTCCATTTTGGAAGATGATGGAGAACAAGTTGGTGATTTCTTTCTCACCAAACCAATGCAAATTCATGCAATATTTGATACTGATGCTGAGCCTCCTCGAAAAATACTCTACATGCAACCATGGCTCCCAGTTGGCGTAGTAAAAACTCATTCCACTGAAGTTTACATTGAAGACATGATCATGTATACTGAGGTTTCTCCAGCTTTCATTCCACATTATCTTCAGGCTCTGGATGATATGAAAGAAGATCTTTCTGACTATGATGCTGATGAGGAAGAAGAAAGAAAACCAGAGAAAATCGGCGAGAACGTATTCTCTCTTGGATTTAAGAAGAAAGAACCTAAGACACCGGAGGAACCGAAATGAGTACGCCTAAAAATCATTATGTAGATAATGCTGAGTTCCTACAGGCGATCAAGAATTATAGGGCTGTATGTGCCGAGTGTCGAGCAGAGAATAAACCTATTCCTAAGATTCCTGATTACATGGCAACGTGTTTGATGTTGATTGCAAAAAACCTTGCTAATAAACCAAACTTCTATGCATACACTTTTAAGGATGAAATGATTGGTGATGCAATTGAAAACTGCATCATGTACTTTCATAATTTTGATCCCGATAAGTCAAGCAATCCTTTTGCTTATTTTACTCAGATCATCTATTATGCGTTTCTTCGTCGAATTCAAAAAGAAAAGAAACAACTCTATGTGAAGTATAAGTCCTACGAACAGTTTGGCGTTCTTGATGACAATGAGAAAAGTGACTTGGAAGAAAACGGAATGATGTCAACTCAATTTGAGATGTATGAAAACATTTCAGAGTTTATTGATAACTATGAAGAGACGAATAGAAAAAACAAACTCAAGAGTAGTAAATCTAAGAAAAGTAAGTTAGAATTACTCTTCGACGAAGAAGATCCTATTGCGTTTGATGTGGGAGAAGAAAATGATGTTTAATGTTGGCGATTATGCTTGGGATAAAATGACGAATAGTATTGTTGTGATTGAATACATCTCTCACGGCGATAATACCAAATATCTTGTAAAGAATGATAAAGTTGGTGGGTTTCGGTTTGAGAACCAACTTCTACATGCAACCACAGATTTAGAAGGCAATCCACTATCAACAACGAATGAGGCGTGAATGAAGGTTGCAATTGTTGGAGATACACATTTTGGAATGAGGGCAGACAGTCTTCATTTCCACAACTATTACAAGAAGTTCTACGAAGAGGTACTGTTTCCAACTCTAAAAGAAATGGGAATAACCAAAATAATCCAGCTTGGCGATTTGTTTGATCGAAGAAAATACATCAACTACAATACTCTGTATCTGTCTAAACAATATTTCTTCGATTCGCTCGAGATGAACGGAATTGAACTTATAACTCTGGTTGGTAACCATGACATCTTTTTCAAGAACACGTTGAAGGTGAACTCCATTGAGCTGACGCTTCGCGAATATCAAAACATTCATGTTATCACAAGTCCAGAAAAGATAACTGTTGATGGAGTTTCTATTGACCTGATTCCATGGATTTGTGAAGAAAACGAACAAGAGGTTATGACATTCATCAACAACAGCAACTCTCAGATTTGTATGGGGCACTTTGAGCTTGCTGGTTTTGAGATGGATCGTGGAAACATATGTCACGAAGGAATGGAC